ACAGAGAAAATGCAATCGTTAATGCCGCCCCACAAGTTTCAGTGGCTACTTAGATAAAAGTCACATCGCTGAAATCGTATATTTCTGTAAGGCTCTCTTGCACTCTACTAAAATCTACTATATAAATAAATCACTATACAATTAATAACAAAAATTAAATGTAGACGCGTATGGTCGACTTCCCCTAGGGACTACATTTAAAATATTCTAGGAGGAATATTATGGCAACAACTACATTTTCGGGACCGATAAAAGCGGGAACGATTAAAAACACTACTGGGACTACAGTCGGAACAGACATGGCGAATGTCGGTTACGTAGTAATGGCTCAGTCTGCAGCGATTACACAATCTACAACTGCGGCGGCTTCAGGAATTGTTATTCCTGCGCACAGTCAAATTTTAGAATGTACGGTTTATGTAACGACTGCATATGATAACTCAGCAACTTTAAGCATTGGAACTACTTCATCTTCAAATGAATTAGCAACTGCTGTTGCGGTATCAACTATCAACACGATTAAATTAGCATCACAAGCGACGATTACTGATGCTGATGCATGGGAAGATGTTGGAGCTACAGATGTTAAAATCTTTACTGACTCTTCTGCAACTACTTCAGATACAGGAGTTGCGACGTTGACGGTAACTTATGTGCAACAAATATCGCCAGGATTACAGGCGTAATAAATAATTAACTCTGAGTGGGGTGTAATGACCCCACTCTTTAATAGGAGGAAACATGGCATACGATCCAACAATAAACACGCAGTTCGACGGAGCTAAAAAACTAATCTATGTTTTTAACATAGATGCTACTAAAGATGGAAGTACTGGAACAACTACTATAGATGTTTCTACTTTAGCTAAATCTAACCTTAACCAAGCGTGTAATAGAATAGCATTAAATAAAATTTGGTTTAATGTAAATATTACGGCAGTTGCAGATGCGGCAAGACTTACATGGGAAAATTCAGGTGGGGATGAAACTTTTTTATCTTTAAATGGATATGATAGTTGGGATTTTAGTAATATCGGAGGTTTAGTAAATCCAAATACTGGTAGTAATGCAAACGGGGATGTTAATATAGAAATTCCTGCGCATTCTGCTGGTGATACTTTTTCGATTGTTACTGAATGGATTAAATATTACGCATAGGAGGTTAAATGGCTAACACAACTTCCGGAACATATGTTTTTGGTAAGAACTTTTCTATTGATGAAATAGTAGAAGAGGCTTACGAAAGATGTGGAGTGCAAGCTGTCTCAGGATATCAGTTAAAAGCAGCTAGAAGATCTTTAAATATTCTTTTTCAAGAATGGGGGAATAGAGGACTACATTATTGGGAAGTCGCCAATAACTCTCTTACTCTTGTTGATGGAAAAGCTGAATACACAATGTATCGTTCTACGGGAGATGGTACTTCTGATGCTACTGCGGTTTATGGGGTAGCAGATGTATTAGAAGCATCTTATAGAAATGCTTCAAGTGTTGATGCACCTTTAACTAAAATTGATCGTTCAACTTACCAAGCTTTTTCTAATAAAACAGCTAAGGGTCAACCAACTCAATATTGGGTTCAAAGATTTATAGATAAAGTTACAATAACTTTATATTTAACTCCTGGTTCTTCTCAAGCGGGACATTTTATTAATTATTATTATGTAAAAAGAATTCAAGATGTAGGAGCATATACCAATGCTTCTGATCTTCCATATAGATTTGTACCACCAATGGTTTCAGGTCTAGCATTTTATTTATCACAAAAATATGCGGTTCAAAGAACACAAGAATTAAAATTATTATATGAGGATGAATTATCAAGAGCATTAAAAGAAGACGGTTCTCCAACGAGTACATATATTTCACCATCTTCTTATTACCCAACGGCGAGTTAATTATGACAAAATTTGCAACAGGAAAACATTCTTTAGCTATCTCAGATAGAAGTGGTCAAGCATTTCCTTATTTGGAAATGGTAAGAGAATGGAATGGGGCTTGGGTTCATTTTTCAGAATATGAAAAAAAATCTCCTCAACTTCAACCAAAACCTGTTAGCGCTGATCCACAAGCTTTGAAACGTGCAAGACCTTCACGGGTAGCTTTTTTTACACCAAGTGTTTTAAATGATAATCCTTTTTCAACAACAGGAAGCAGTACAAGTGTAACTGTTACAGAAGATAGACACGGAAGATCTACAGGAGACGCTGTTAGATTTTATGAAGTTAAAGAAGTTGTCGGTGGAGTTGGAATTTCTACTTTTGAATTAAGTACTACATTAAATGGAAACCTTACAACTAGTGCTACAACTATTACTTTAACAGATGCATCATCATTTCCTACATCAGGTTATATTGTTATAGAAAAAGTTTGGACACAAGCTGATTTAACAGCAGGGACAATTACTGATTCGTTATTAGTTGGAACGCTTGCAAATGAAACAATTCAATACACAGGAAAATCAAGTAATGATTTAACAGGATGTACGAGAGGTACTTCTGCACCTTCTTATGGAACAACCCCTGAAAGTACAACTGCGGTTGCTCATACAAGTGGTGCCAAGGTCTATGGTTCTTATATCATTACTAAAGTCACTGAGACTATTAACTATCCTGGACAACCATCTACAGAAACAGTTAGTAATAAATTTACATTTGCATTAGTAAGTAATGCAACATCAACAGCAATAGGGGGAGGATATTTCGTTTTCGGTGGTCCTGTTAACGAGAGACCATAATGGCTTATTTACTTGCAACATTACAAACAGATATCAGAAACTATACGGAAGTTGATAGTGGAGTATTAACCGATGCGATTGTTAATACTTTTATTGTTAACGCTGAAAATAAAATTTATAGAGAAGCAGATTCTGATGATAATAGATTCTATGCTACTTCCAACTTAACTACTGGAAATAGATATGTAACAATTCCAGATGACCTAAGAGTCATTAGATATATCCAACTTAAAGATACAACTGTTACACCAAATGTTCAGAGTTTTTTAGAAAAAAAGGACACTTCATACATGGCTACTTATTATGATACCCCTAGTACAGCTTCGGGTATTCCTAAATATTATGCCAATTGGGACGCTAATTATTGGGTTGTAGCACCGACACCTGCGGCTGGATATGAAATTACTATGGCTTATATCAAACAGCCATATAGTTTAACTGATTCAGTTAATCCTACAACGGCACCCGCTGCTACAAATGGAACTTATTTATCAAATAAATATCAGGATTTACTTTTATACGGATGCTTGGTAAACGCATATGGATACTTGAAAGGTCCGGCAGATATGATACAATACTATACGCAGGCATATCAAACTGCGCTACAATCGTATGCGATCGAACAACAAGGTCGTAGACGTAGGGATGAATGGCAAGATGGAGTTATTCGTACACCCCTTAAATCACCGTTTCCATCAGATTATTAAGGAGATAAAAAATGGCAAATATAATACCTTATGCATTCCGTGGAGAATTATTCACTGGAACACATAATTTTGCATCTGGAGGAGATAGTTTTAAATTAGCTTTATACACTGCAAATCCATACACTACAGCGAGTAGTGTTTATAGTGCAAGTAGTGAAGTAAGTTCAAGTGGTGGAAGTAACTATACGACAGCAGGAAAAGCTTTAACTGGAAACGCAGTTGTTTCTACAGGAGCAATTGCAACTACAGATTTTGCAGATGCAACCTGGACATCAGCTACTTTTACAGCAGCTTATGGAGCACTTTACAATGATGACCAAGGCGATAAATTATGTGTGGTGTTAGATTTTGGAGGTAATAAAACTTGTACTAATGGTACATTTAAAATTACTTTCCCTGATCCATCGACACCTGCAAATGCTATCATAAGTATGAGTTAAGGAGGATAAATGGCATTAGTTATAAATGATAGGGTAAAAGAAACTAGTACAACTACTGGTACAGGAACTTTGAATTTAGCGGGAGCTCAAACAGGGTTCGATACTTTTGTAGCGGGAGTTGGAAATAGTAATACTACCTATTATGCAATTTATAACCAAGGTACTTCTGAATGGGAAGTTGGAATTGGAACTGTAACAGACGCAACGCCTGATACACTTTCAAGGAGTACAGTAATTTCAAGTTCTAACTCAGATTCAGCTGTAACGTTTAGTGCAGGAACTAAAGATGTATTTTGTACATTACCTGCAAGCAAAGCAGTTTATTTAGACGCAAGTGGTGTACCAGTAGGTGCAGCAAGTAATGGATTCGCAGTGGCAATGGCCATTGCGTTATAGAGGAGAAAATAAAAAATGGCTCAAGATTTTACAAGAACCGCCCAGCAGATAACGAATTCAGCAACAACTATTGTGACTGCTAATTCTAATGATGCGGTAATCGGACTAAGATTAGCCAACATATTAACAAGTGCTATTACAATATCTGTTTGGGTTTCTGTTGGAGGAAGTACAACTAGATATCTTGTAAAAGATTTGAGTATACCGCCGTCAAGTGCTGTAGAATTAGTACAGGGTGGAGCAAAATTTGTAATGCAAAATACTGATGTATTGAAAGCACAAAGTTCAGCAGCAAGTAGTGTTGATGCTTATGTTAGTGTTGTCGATTCAATTAGTGCATAGGAGATAAAATGAATAGTTTATATAATACTATATACATAGGTAATAAACCTGGAGCAGAAGAGATATATACTCACGCTGCAACAATGGATAATATTTTAATAATTGAAAATGCTGTCCTTGCAGGTCCCGTTACCTTTACCCAAACATTAACAGTAACAGGAACGTTGGTAATAGTATAATGAGTAAAATAGAAGTAAATACAATTGAACCACAATGCGGAACTACCCTAACTTTAGGTGGTTCAGGAGATACAGTAACTTTAGCAACGGGTGCTAGTCAATCTGGTTTTGGTAGAACAGGAACAGTTGATTGGGAAACAAGTATTCAGACATCAACAATAACTGCAGCAACTGGAAAAGGTTATTTTGTTAATACAACAGGCGGTGCAATTACTGCTAACTTACCAGCAGGTGCTGCTGGATCAATTGTTTCTTTTAAAGATTATGCACAAACATTTAACACCTATGCTTTAACTATTTCTGCAGATGGATCAGAAAAAATAGAGGGCCAAACTTTTGATTTAATTTTAAATACAGAAGGACAAGCAGTGACTCTTGTTTATGGAGATGCAACAAAAGGTTGGCAAGCTGTTAACAGTAATGAAATTTTAAATGAACAAAAATTTGTCGCAGCAACAGGCGGAACAATAACAACTGTTTGCACTAATTATAAAGTTCACACATTTACAGGACCAGGAACTTTTGAGGTTACTTGTGCAGGAAGTGCAGCTGGTTCAGACAAAGTAGATTATTTAGTAATAGCTGGTGGTGGTGGCGGAGGCTGGGACGCTTCTGGTGGTGGTGGAGCTGGTGGTTATAGATTTTCAAACGGAACTGCATCAGGCTGTTTTTCAGCAGGTCCTGCTCCATTAGGAGCAACTGCTTTACCAGTTTCATCTACTAGCTATCCAATTACAGTAGGAGGAGGTGGTGCTGCAATAACAACTTCAGTGATAGGTAATAATGGTAACCCTTCAGTATTTTCAACAATAACATCCACAGCTGGTAGT